ATTCTTCCCATGCTGGTCTTTCCGCCCTCGCTTTGAGCGATGTGGCTGCCTATTCGTACAGCTATGCGGGGCTTCGCGCCTCGAAGTTTGTGTAAGTGTCATAGGGAGCGATAGCGAACGATGAAACATATCATTGATGGTGAAGTTGGTTTAAATCGAAAATATATAGAGATGGTTAAACTATTAACCATCTATTTAAATCATTTCCCTAAGCATGAGAAATATGCACTTGCTTTAAACATTAGGCAAACTGCCTACACTGTTTATGATCTTATGGTCGAGTGTCAAAAGAGATATTTTAAAAAAACATCTTTGACCGAGCTTGATATCGCTCATGAAAAGTTAAGAATGCAGATTTACCTTGCAAATGAGCTTGGGTATTTTTCATATAAGGATTCTTCCAAAAATGACAATGTAAATCCCGTGCATAGATATTTAGCTATCTCTCGTATTGTTGATGAAATCGGCAAAATGATTGGTGGCTGGATCAAAAAACTCAAAGACGAAGGAAACTTCAAATGAGTTTTAAAGGGCAATGTATTGACATGTCTATTCCTATCGTTGGCGGTAATTGGAACAATTCTTCCAATGCTGGTCTTTCCGCCCTCAATTTGAACAATGTGGCTGCCAATTCGAACAACAATGCAGGGCTTCGCGACTGTGGGGTTTTGTCTGATACATCAATCGACGATGATACTGACTTCATAGGGATACATTGTCCTGCGTTAAGCGAAATCAATAGAGGCAATCTTTTGAGTAAACGAATTGAAAAACAGAAAACCTCGAAACGCATTGGAATGCTCTACAAAAAGATAAGTAGTATAGACGCTCTTTATGCTGCTTATCTTGACGCTCGAATAGGAAAGCGAAATAAAAAAGCAACGTATGTTTTTGAAAAAAATCTTGGAGCTGAGCTTGAAAAACTCTCTTATGAATTAAAAACAAAAACATATGCTCCACGGCCGTATAAAAAGTTTTATGTGTTTGAACCTAAAAAACGAGAGATAAATGCACCGCATTTTAGAGACCTTGTTGTGCAACATGCAATTTATAGAGAGATTTATGACCTTTTTAATAACACATTTATTGATCAAAGTTTTGCATGTAGGAAAGGGAAAGGAACACACAGTGCGAGCGCATATACTCAACAAGAACTTAAAAAATATGACAGTGAACTGTACTGTCTAAAACTCGATGTTAGAAAGTTTTTTTACCGGATAGATAGAGATATCTTAAAAAGATTGTTTGAGAAAAAGATAAAGGATAAAACATTTATTGATCTCATGTGTGAGTTTGCGAAAATGGATACACCAATAGGCATTCCTATAGGAAATCTGCTTTCTCAGCTTTATGCGCTTATTTATCTCAATAAAGTAGATCACTTCATCAAAAGAGATTTACATGTAAAAAGTTATGTGAGATATGTAGACGACATGGTTTTGATTGGTCTTTCATTTGAGCAAGCAAAACATTATAAAGTAGTTATCGAGTCTTTTTTAAAAGATGAGTTTCATCTTGAACTTTCAAAATGGACAATCTCAAAAATAAAAAAAGGTGTGAATTTTGTTGGATACAGAACGTGGAAAACAAAAAAGTTTGTGCGAAAGCACTCCATGATTAAGTTCAAAAAAGCGTGTAAAAAAGAAAATATCAATGCTATTGCATCGCTTTTAGGACATGCAAAAGGCACCAATACAATGCCTTATTTTACACGCATTATTGATCAATTTAAATTAAAAAATCAAATACCAACAAGGAGTCAAAAATGTTTAAGTATTTTAAACATACCCCCGTTAAAGACAGTTTAACAACACATGAATTTGTAGGCGATAAGGTAAATAGGTTTGATGGTGGCGTGGTCTCGGTAGAAGAAGAAAATTTATTCCCCCAACCGGCGATCATTATGGCAAAAGAGATTAGCCTAGATATGTTCAAAGAACTTGTTGCTGGTAGTAGGCAGATTAAGCGCTGTAGAGCATTTGTTGCTGAAAAGATTGCTTTAAAATATTCCGTTGCGGACGAAATTGCTATGTTGAAAAGAGATGCTAATGATCCAAAAAGAGTTGAATATGAGGCTTATGTTACAGAATGCAAGCAACTAGGAAATGAGATGAAAGCCGCTATAGGCTATATCTAAAAAGAAGGATGATAAATGAGTTACTTACTTTACTTTCTACTTATTGTTTTAAGCGTAGCGGATTATTTCACGACATTTATCATCCTATCTCACGGGGGAGTTGAAAAAAATCCCCTTGTCAATTTCTTTATAAAAAGATGTGGAATAAAGTTGGGAATTTTGGCTATAAAAATTGTTCCTCTTTTGGCGATGGGTGTTTTGGTGTACCTATACCCTAGCGTAACGATATATTTTTTAATTTTTCTCGTTACGCTTTATTGTTGGGCGGTGTGGCATAACTTTAGAGAGATTAAATGATGGAAAAACAATCATCGATACTTAACACATTCTTGCTTCCTTTAGCTTCCTTGGTAGCATATTTGGGGTTAGATGCTCAAAAGCTTACGATCTTAATTATTCTAATGTGTATGGATATGCTAACGGGCACAATAAAAGCCTATAAGGTTAACGAAAACATCACATCTAAGCGATGGATAGCAGGGTTTTTAAGTAAGTTGGTTGTTTTACTTGTACCGTTTACCGTAGCTCTAATGGCTAAAGGGGTAGACTTTGACATCAAGTGGTTTGTGAGCCTTTGTGTCTCTATTTTAGTCGTTGCTGAGGCTTACAGCATCTTAGGAAACGCATACACGATACAGACAGGAAAAAATGTTGCTGAAATTGATGCAGTATCAGCAATTATAAAAATGCTTCGTGAAATTTTTGAAAATATGATTGTTAGGAGTAAGTAATGTGGTTAACTGCACTCTCATTTATAAAAAGCAAACTTGGGATTATTGATTATGTTCTCATCGTTTGTTTGGTAGCTGCACTTGGTTTGTCGGCGTCTTTGAAGATTGAAACATGGAGCTTAAAGAGTGATCTCTCTACATGTAAAGAAGAGAATGGCTATCTGCTAAGTGATAAGGCTCGGTATGAGAACTCCATCGCTATTGGAAAAGAAGAGCAAAAAGAGAAAATTGTATATGTTGATAAAGAAGTAGAAAAAATAAAATGGAAAACAGAAATTAAAATAAAAACGATAAAGGAGTACGTAAAAGATGAAAACCTCACTGATTGTCAAAATGCTATGGCTTTTGCTCGCAGTTTTTTTTAGTGGATGTGCTCAAAAAGAAGTGGTGTATGTTCCTCAAAAATGCTTAGTTGAGAAGCCAAAGCAATTCGTCATCTTAGATTGTAGAAACATTGAGAGTGATCTTGGATTTATGCAGTGTGTAGCAGAAAACTATGAAAATTGTCAAGCAAATTATGAAATGCTAGAGAAAGCGTTTGAAGGGTGTAAATGAATTTAGAAATGAATATGGCTCTAGAATTAGTCAAAGAAGCAGAAGGATTTGAGCCTCATGAGTATAGATGTACAGCTAAAAAACTTACACAAGGTTATGGGCGCAACCTTGAAGTACATCCTCTTAGCGATGAAGAAAAAGCGGAACTTAATGAAGATGGAAGCGTAAGCAAAGAAGTAGCAGAAAAATGGGCATTGAAAGAGCTACAAGAATGCGAAGAAAAACTACTTCAAAACATCATCTACCAAAAGCAAACAGAAGTTAGAAAAGCGGTACTTTTGGATATGTGCTTCAATATCGGTTATTCAGGGTTGATGAAGTTTAAAAAAATGTGGTTTGCATTGGGAGAAAGAGATTATGCAGAAGCAAGTCGTCAGATGAAAGATAGCGCATGGTATATTCAAGTTGGTACTAGGGGAAAACGCAACGTAACTATTATGGCTTCAAATATAATCGTGAAGAAGGACTAAATATGTACAAAGAACTAACTTTATTTGATGGTGGTATCAACAATCTTATTGCTACTCATCTCATCTCTGAGAACCAATCACCATTTATTCAAAATGCAAAAATAAACAGTGGCGTTATCATGTCACAAAGAGAAAAAGTGGAAACTTCAAGAGTTGTCAATGGAAAATATGGATTTTATTATAGAGCAAAAGACCAAGTTATAACAAGCGATGAAGATAGATTTTTTTTTGAATGTGGTGGAAGTTGGAGAGGATTAATCGC